CCCCTCCACACGATTTTCAGAACGATAAACATCAAAAGAACCTTCAGGATAACGAGCACTCAACTTCTCATAATTCATATGTAGAACTTCTTCAAAGTTAGTATCAAGTGCCATACACGCTTGAGCAAGATACCAACACAAATCACCAAGTTCTCGCTTCATATGAAAGACATTCTCTTCATTATAAGGTTTGCCTTGCAGAAAAATCTTTTTCACAACTTCAGTAAACTCACCCGCTTCTGCACTCATACCAAGAGCAGCAGTCAAAAGACGAGGAACATCAGCATCATGAGTTGCTTCAAGTTCAGTCATACGAGCAAGTAGTTGTGCATAATCAGTACTTGCAGGACTTGTGGTTTGACGAACGAATTCAATATATTTGTTTGTATCAATAACTTGTGTCATATTAGAATTTAAATCCTTCAAATGTTTTTTTAGGTTTGTTCTCTTCATGATAATCATACTCTTCTTCCTTACCATTGTCAAGAATATCATTTTGAGCAGACTGTTCACAATCATAAAGTCTCATTTTGGCACGGTCAATTCCAACAACAAAACGCTTATGAATTGTTGGATCGTTATATCGATTCTTAAGTTGTTTTACAAGAATCTGTCCCAATCCCTCCAACTCTTCAGTGCTAATAAGGGCAAACATAAGGTCAGCAGTAGCAGGGAGACCAAAGGACTCACTAGTATCAGTAAGTTCAACATCAGAACTGCCATAACCACTGCGGGTAGTCTGGGTAGCAGAGACAATGGGAACATTGAATTCCACTGCCAAACCGCGAAGTTCCTCTGCAATTGCTTTAACCAATGTATAAGAATTGACATTGCTACCTCCCCTGAACCTAGAGGAAGAACAAATATTAAGGTAATCAATGAAAATAATATCAGGCCTAAATGACTTCTTAAGTGCAAGTTCGCTAAGAAGTGATTTGAAATGTCCCGCATGAGCAGATGCTGTTGGGTATTCCTTAATTATAAGAGAACCCTGAGTCTTCTTTGCAAGACTATTAACCTTACTTTCAAACATTGATTTTGGAAGATCTCCAATATCCTGAATAGGAACATTCAGGAGGTTTGCGTCAATTCTTTCAGCAATTCGTTCCTCCGCCATCTCAAGAGTGATATAGAGGACGTTCCTACCCTGAAGCAAGACGGAACTAGCCACATGACACATGAACAACGATTTCCCAACACCCGTTCCAGCAAGAGCAATATTGAGAGTCTTATTAGGTAAACCACCTTTCGTGATTTTGTTGAAATATTCCAAGTCAAATTCAATTTTCTCTTCCTTTCTATGATAGGACTCATAACGTTGCTCATAGTCTAGCAGATAGTCATGACCAATATGAGTATCAAAAGATACTGATAGGGCATCCGATAGAATACTAGGAATACTGTCACGATTCTTTTTCTCATCCTCACCATCAGCAATATGAATTGACTCCATAAGTGCTAGGTAAATGGCACGATCTCGACACCACTTTTCAGTAGTATCAACTAACCAACCAAACTCTACAGGAACATCATCAAGGCATTCAATTAGATGAATAAGTTGCTTAAAAGAATCTTCATTGACATCTTTGCGTTTTTCTACTTCAATGCATAGAACTTCTTTTGTTGTTGGTTGATTATATTCTTGAACAAAACTTAAAATTTCTTGAAATACAATTTTTTGATTTGCATCCTCAAAATATTCTGCTTTAATAAAAGGAATAACCTTACGCACGTATTCTTCATTATGAAGAAGATTTCGCAAAATTAAAAATTCAACTTTATCCATCATTTATTTTATGCTGTGGGTTGTCCGTAGAATGTGGGATATCAAATACAAATGTGATTCTAACTTCATCTGCAATATTGACTGTTCCATGAGGTAATTTATTATTAAACCAGAAAAGTGTTCCTGGTTCAACTATGACAGTTTCATTACCAACAAAATATTGATATCTACCAGATATTGATAAATGATAACGATCTCGTTTTAAGTAATAAGTTCCTTCGTCAATATGAGCACCAACTATTTCATCAACTGGGAGAGAAAGAAATCCACATCGATGTATTTCTTTGCCATTAAATTCTTTTTTTAGAATTTTCCTAATCTCACTATGATGCTGATATGCTGGAGTTTTGATACAAATATCTGTATCACCAACAAAGTCCTCTTTGTTTTTTACACCACCAATAATCATCTGAAGAGAACTTATGGGTAGGTCATCAAATCCACGATCAACTAGTGACTGAACATCTTCAATATGTTTTTGGTGGTCCCAGTCTTGAGGATATTTTTTAAGTTGCTCAATTACTTTAGAAACATTAATGTTAGTTTTGATGACTTTGATGCATTCACCCATAACTAAACTCTTGTTTAGCAATTTCATCAAGTTTTTGCATTACTTCCTCAGTAAAATACTCTTCTGGATTTGCAAGAATTTGTTTTGCATAGATTTTTTTACCCTCAATCTCATAGCGTCCTGCTACATTCTTCCAGAGTCCACCAATCTCACCAAGTTCTAGAAGACCATAATATCGATCAAGACCCCGCTCATCATAGTAAAGACGAACATCTACTTGCTGATTTTCCTTACTTAAACGCGATTTAGCAGTCTTAGCCTTGATAATATTTCCGACCACTTCCGTTCCATCCTTTTCTTTTTTCTTGCTGAGATAAATGATCGAAGATGCTGCGTACTTGAGTCCGCTGCCGCCGCCCATTTCCTTAGTTGGTACGTAAGATCCGATAACATCATAAGTGTGATTAGTAACTATCATTGGAATATTTGCTTGACCAAGTTTCAAGGTAAGCATACGGAATGCACCTTTAATCAGTTGTGATTTGGTCATGTCCCGAACTTCTTTATCGTTCAGAGCATCATTAATCTCTTTACTTGTAGAAAGCATCCCCAAAGAGTCTAGCACAAACATGCAAGGATTGCGCTCCCCTTCAGGTTTTTTCATATAAAGATCTACCGCCTTGAGCGCCTTTCCGCGAAACTCTTCAACAGTAACCACATTAACAACCACCAAACGAGAAGTATCAATTCCACGGGATTCTAATAGAGATTTAGTGATAGCAGCCTCAGTGTCAAAGTAGAGACAGTAACCATCGGGATGAGTATCAAGAAAGTTCTTAACCACGGCGAGAGAGAAAAAAGTCTTTCCAGTAGAAGACTCTCCAGCAATAGCAGTAATTTTATTCCCAGATACGCCACCAAATACACTACCTGAAACCAGTGCATTAAAAATGTATGAACCTGTATCAACATAACTCTCAGTCTCGTCAATGTCGGAAGCAAGTTGTGTATACTCGCCACCAATTTCTTTTACAATATCTTTAAGAAAGTCCATCATTTTTTCTCCTCATTTTTATTATCCAAATAATTCATTTTATAAGTCCATAGTTTTTGATAGAGTGCGGAATCTCCCCCCAATCTCATAGCACTAATAATTACATCTAATTCTTTTTCGTTAATCGGTAAATCCATCAAGAGAAAAATGAGTCAAGGTTTACAGTTTTTTCCACATTCCACCCAATTGCATCAAGAATAATCTTGAGTGGTTCTAGAAATGCTTTCTCAAATTGTAGGTCATAATCAATGTATTTGTCAAGATTAAGTTCCTTTGGAAACTCTTGGATAAAAGAGATAATATTTTCGTGAATACTATTTGGTTTTTTTAGATAGATAAATTTAATCTTTTCACCATTTTGAATAAGAGAATACTTATTTGTAAGATTTGCTTCCTTTATATAATGATTGAAAAGAAGTGCCCCACGAACATGAATAGGAGTTCCTTTTGCATAAATTGTTGCCGATGATTTGTATTTTTGAACATCAGAGGCTGAACGAGGAAATGAAATTTGTTCTGGAGGAAGTTTTTTAAACTCCTTACGAGCATTCTCAATGAAGTCAATCACCTCATCTTCAGTTCCACTCATCATTAGTTTGAGTGCGTCCTTAATCATTTTACGACAAGGTGCAGGAGTAGAAGATTTGACTGCCTCAATACCCATCATCTTGAGTTTGGGTTCTTCATAGCGAACACCCTCACTATCCCAGACATTGAGGATATAACGCTTCTTAGCAGTCCAGATTCCACGGTCAGCAATGTTCTCTCGCTTCATCTGCATCTTCTGATCATATGCATTTACATAATTCGCCAATTCTTGGTAAGAACCTTCAATATATTTTTCAAGTTCCATACCAGCGACCTTATCAAGGAACGAAACAACGCTTTCAGTAGTTTTTTCTCTTCCCTTGTATACAGTCTCCACCAAAGGACCCATATTAAGGTAAATAGAATCAGTATCCGAAGCAATAACGTAATCAACAGCATTTGTCTTAAGAATTTTGTTTAGATAAGTATTCATCTTACCTTCAATCCAACGGATTGAAACTTGTCCTGAAAGAGTGATTGCCTCAGCATTCTCCAATTTATAATAGCGAAAATACTGATTACCAATGGCACCATAGGCAGAGTTAAGAGAAATCTTCTTTGCCATTTGAATGTTATTACAACGAGCAATTTCTTTAACCAACTCTTTATTTTTGGTTTTCTCATACTGCTTCTTTGCCGCAATCATCTTCTTTTTAAAGAT